ACCAGTAGCAGAGTGTTTAAATATAGCTCCATTATAAAGATATTCTAGATGTTCTGGAAATAATCTACGACCATCCTCAGCGTTTTCTGCGGCTACCTCACTAAATATATACTCTATAGCATCACGATTAGTTTTGAGTTCTGGTATTCTATTCTTAACAGTTTCTACAAGAGTCATTACATCTATATCAAACTTAACACCTTCTGAGTATGGCTCAAGAGTCTTAATAATAATATCTCTAGTTTTTTTCTTGTTTATTCTTTCAAAGTTTCTATTAGCGTTACCTTTCCAAGACTGGAAATTGTTTTCTCTTCTTTGCTTAATATCAGGGTAGATAGTATTATAAAAAGCCTTTCTAAATTCTCTGCTGTTAGTATCTATGTTAAGTGCTCTAGCTCTGCGAAGTAAGTTTGTAATCATTAACTCGTCAGCAGCGTTATGTAAATTAAGATACTCGTCTGAATCAGTAATATCTTGACCGCCGTTTTCGTTTATAAATTGCTGTCTAGAACCGTAGCCATTTTCATTTAATATTCTTAATAGCTGTTTAACTCCAATGTCTTCTGGAAGTTCAACGTTTCTAGCTCTTAAAAAGTTTTCAGCAGATTCTTTAAGTTCACCTTTTTCGTTACGTAACTGTTTGTCAAACTTAGAGTTTTCTAATTCAAACTTACCTTCTTTTTCGTACAAGTCAGCAGTAGAATTTCGATCTAAGAAGTCCATTGCTTCATTAACCTTTTCTTGTGCTTCTTGACGATCCTTAAAAACTTCTATAGCTTGACCGGCTCTTGAAGAAAAAGTTGCTAAAGACTCCAAGTTTTTTAAAGGAGTCTCTGCAATGTCTTTCTGTATCTGAGCCATCTCGTTATAAAACTGAATGGTATCTTGTTGATTAGCCTCAATCTGTTTGTTAACGGCGTCTGTTAGATCAGGCTCTGTTTCTGCATAGTTTTTTATACCGTAGCCGGGTATTTCGTCCCGTTCTTTACCTATGAGATTTCCGAATGATGATGTCATTATATTATTGTAGTGTAATTAGACTCAAACCATGTTAAGCTATATTGTTAATACCGGGTAAAATGCTTTGAGTCTGATTAAAATTTAGAAAACCTTTGCCTCCAAAACCACTGTATATACTTGCTACACTGCTTGCTATCTGTAGAGCACCACCTAATCTATTTGTAGGAGGTAACATTACAGGTGCACCGTATGCAGCTGGTATACCTAAAGCTTCTCGACCTTGAGCTTGTGCAGCTTGGAATTTACGTTTAGCACCCTCTGTAGCATACGCCATATTACGTCGTAACACGTTATCAATAACTGATTCGACTTCTGACTGAGCTGCGAGGTATCCTTGTAACTGAGCTTTACCAAATCTTCTAGATCTACCACCTTCATTAACAGTACCTTTAGCTCTAAAGTACTTTTGAGCAGCAGCTTCTACTCGTTTTCTACCCTTACCTTGGGCAGCAAGAGCACCAGCATAGGCATCACTTAAATCACGTGAGTAACCTACGACATTTCTTTTCTGTGTTCTTGCTAGTTGTGTTTCTTTGTTGAAGAACTTGAGTCCTTCTTGTGCAAATAGGGCATCTTTCTGAGCAGCTCTTTCTTTAGCGGCTGCTCTTGCCCCTGCATTAGCGTCTACGCACACGGCAAAATTCTATAAATGTTATATTGTTTGGTCCATGTTCTAACTTACGTAAAAACTTGAAACCAAGAAACTTTAGCAGTTTTAAATGTGCCTTGTTTCTACTGTCAACTATATTCCAAAGGAGGGGCTCAGGTCGGCTATCGACATACCGCTTTGCCTCTCTTGCAAATGTAATTGGGTATCGGTGTATATCAGGAGTGCATAGCATCCATATATCACCTTCTTTTCCTACTCCAGCCATGCCAGCAGTCTTGCCGTCAGGCACTGTAAAATACACGTAGGATGGGTTGTGACACATAAGAATAGGTAGAAGGGCAGATGGTATCCCATGCCCCTCTTCGACCTCTCTGCGGTCATCTGGACGTAAATTAGAGGCAACCTGTGTGGCAGCCTCCGTTGTAAGTGGGTGTATGTAATTAGACACGTTTGTAATATTTGGGTGAGTAATCGCCTTCCCAAGATACAGCACGTAATGTAGCTGGAGCTGGGTGGGATGATTCGAGTATTACCTCGACGTTTGTATTTTTTTCGTATACTGGTACGGTTTGAATATGTTCTTCTAGATAAGGTGCTCTTGACGCATTGTAAATATCCATAATTGGTGACTCATACACTTCTGTGTAGTCTGATTTACCTATACGTTCAAGTGTGGTTTTATATAGACCAACCTTACCGAAGTGAAACTTAAGTCTGTGTAAGACTAATGATGAATTTACATCAGATCTAGTACCCTGACCAGATTGACTAGTTGCATAAAAGGTAGGAAACTTTACTTCGTATGGATATAAATAACCTATCGTAAGTGTTACACCTTGCCAATTACCGGGTACAGTAAAACTTGTACCTGAGACTGTGCATTTAGCATACCGACCTTGGTCATTAGTAGGGGCTGGTGTACCACCTTCGTCAATTACAACTAACTCATGGTTAGGTGTGGTAACTGTATTTAACCAGCTGACTCCCGAAAAAGTTGTTAGGTTTGTAGTTGCGTTAAAGCTGCCACCACTAACAGTAGTATAATTATCTATATGAAGTAAAAAGTCTACACTGTTTATACTTGTTGAAGGATCTGCATCGGTTTGTACTAGCTTAATGCTTTGTAAATAATAGTCACTATCTAAAAAGAAATATTCATCATTAATAATAAAATGATATATTAATGGATTGTTAAGTTTCCATTTAAACCACGCAGCTTGCTGCCTTTTATCAGATACTTGGAAATATTTGTAACCAAAAACGTCATCAGAACCTGTTTTACCTAACAATATCATAGAGTTTTCTCTAGAGTTTGTTAATAAATCTATATTTTTTGGTAGTAATGTTGGTACAACTTTAGTTACGTCTACTATATTTGGCTGTCCTTCACGTGTTATGTTTGCCATTTCATTAAAACGGCTAAACTTACCAGAGTTATCAACGTATGCAATCGTTGTTCCTAAAGATATAGGTGGTATAGTTTCGCTATAATTAAACGTAGATATACTACGAAGCTTTGCAGTATCAGGGTTAAAAACTGTATCATCTGCTGCAAGTAGGAATTGCTGGTTTGAACTAAATACTACTAAACCAGTGTTAACCTCTATGCCATCAAATAGTTCTGATGGAAACATAGATGCAGCTGATATATCTACAGGATCGCTAGCAGATACAGTCAAAGCTGTTTCATTAAAAAAGTCAGGATTTCCTAAAGTTCCCGGTCTTGATGTTATAACATTTTCACCTGACAGCAGTGCTAATCGGTTACGAAAAAATAGTACTTTATTTATACGTGCACCTACAAAAGAGGGCATAGGGTTAGTTGTATCATCACCTACTCTCCTGTCTTGATATGTAAACTGTTTAACAGTAAATGTAGTTACAGCTGTACGTTGTATAACTAACGGCATGTTTGTAAGTGTCTTAGCGATACCACCCTTTGCACATTCAGACCAAGATCCTACACCATCTCTGTTGTTTGATCCATCAAAACGAAGATAGTAATCATCCTCATCTGACATTCTAGAGTTAGCAACTTTGACAATATACCCATGTTTACATTGGTTTGGTAGATTTTGTACATCATTAACTGTGCTTTGAAAGCATCTCATAAGGTCTTCTTCAACAACCTCTACGCTAAAAGCACTAGAGCTAGAAAGATATATACCTGTTCCTACATGTTTACCTGTTATTCCTGATGGTAACTCAGCTATCATACCACCAATAATAGTATCAGCAGTCACAGCTGTATCAGCATCAAAAGGTGTAGGTTCGGGTCTTATTAGACCGTCTCCGTTAGAAGAAACTGTAGCGTTAACATCAGTCGATTCATGATCTTCTACAAGTATAGTATAATTATAGCTCGTTGATGCAGAGTCTAGAGTTACTGTAACTGTGTCACCTGTAACCCATCCTTCACCACCATGTAGTAGTACAACTTCTCTGTTGTAGCTACATCTGTAGTTACTACCACCGGGACCATTTGCAGCAGCACTGTAGTTAGGACTAACACCTTGTTGACCTAAAGCATTAATTCTAAATATTAAATTTAATTTACTACCAGAGTCTACACTAAATACTTGTGTACCTATACCGGGACAATGACCTGTACCATCGCCTTCAGCTAGTGTATCACTTTGTATTTTTAAACGTGTGGCACGTGTAAGTGTTGTAACTGTAGTACCAGCGTTAATGTTTAAACCATACTGCCTACCATTTTCGGTACGTAGTAGTTCTACAAACCCGAAGTGAGTATCTGGTGCAGAATCTGTAGTTCCCGTTGACCCAACGAGAGTGTTAGCATTAGTAGAATCACGGTTGGTAACAAAAGTTGTATCATTAATAGTTAAGAACTGTAAGTTTTCTGGTGTGCTTGTAGCTAAATAGTTTTGTATAGCTGTCTGTCCACCTGTACCGTAAGCTGTGGTCATTAGTGTACCGTCGCTACAACGCCATACTCTAACTTGACCATCAGCAGCTACTTGTCCTATATAAGATCCTTCTGTCTCATCACGAAAGTAATGGAACCACGAACCTCCACTCTGTACACTCGATAGTGCGTCAGTGCCTATGCGTTTAGCACCCGGTCTTTTAAATAAACCTTGTGTTAGGTCTGGAATTGCGTTTGTTACCTCTGATACCTGACCGGGAAACTTTAGCTGGTCAGGCTGTTCTGACATTCCTAGTGAGTATTGAGGGATAGTTTGTGTTATACTTGCCATTATCTCCTTAAATTTCTGAATGGTTGATAGGTTTGATAAGCTGTATCATCTTCAAATCCAAACATACTGTGATCTCCCTGATTGCACTCATACTCCATCAAAGCAGCTCTAGAAAGTGCTTCTTGTTGAGCTAGTAGTTTTACCAACTGAGGGTTTGCAACTAGTTTTGTAGCGGCAACTCTAGATGCTCTATATGTTATGTATCTTCTAAAGACAATGGGTAAATCTTCAAAGTTGTATAGCCTGACAACGTCAAGATCTATGTCAGCTGTAAATACATCTGTGTGATCTTGCTTGTCATAAATAAATCCATTACGACGTACGAGATTACGTGTACGACGAGCTTGGTTTTCATGTAAGTCCATAGACAGTATATCGTTACCAATAGCTATCTTGCCAGTTACAGAATCTGGTGAATATTTTACATGTTTTTCTGTATTATAATGCCACCCCTCTGCTTGCGTATCTACGTTAGCATCACGGAGTAGGTTGTAAATCATTGCTACTTCTGGATTATCAAAATTAAGAGTAGTCAATGGTGATTGCCCGATAGCTCCCAGTATTGAGTTAACTGCGGATAGTTCGGTATCGAGGTCAATAGTTGTGGAAGCCATAAAAAAAGGGGAGCCGAAGCCCCCGTATAAAAAATAAAATAGAGATTAAGCGTTCTCTGGGTATGTAGCACCAAATGCAGCGTTACCTGTAGAACCTACAGCAGCACCAGCAATTAGTTCAACACAGCAAGCAGGGTTTA